TCTGTCTGGGTTTTTTTTATTTTTAGATGTGCCGCATTTACCTTTTATCTCGCCATCGGTGCCAATGCGAACCCAGTCTTGTTTTAACCACTTTTTAAGCTCACCCATCTACTTGCGCCTTTTTGTGGGTTTAATTACTTTTTTAAGCTTTTTTGCTTGATTGGCATGTGTTTTAGAAGCCTTACTTAAACCTTTAATAACTTTTTTTACAGCAGCTTTATTTCGTCTACTAATTGTCATTATCTACCCTTTCTTTTGCCACCTTTAGCTTTTTTGGCATAGTTAGGATCTTTGCAATATTTAGAAGCTGCTAAGTTTGCATAGGCTGATGGATAAGTATCAAAAGTACGTTTTGCCCATGCTTTACCCTCTGGACAAATTTTACTACCTTTTGATTTTTTAGATGCCTTACCACCCTTTTTGTAATAAGTAAGACCTCTTGGCATACCGCTAAGTTTTTGCATTTTTTCTAGCCTTTCTTAAACTATCTTTGCCTTTACGAAAAATATTTACAACCTCATTTTTGCCCATAACCTTAGCTCTTTGTTCACCAACAGTCAGTATTTGTATTTTTCTAGCAAAAGGTTTTTTAACTTTTTTTACCTTTCTTACAGTGTCTCGCGCATCTTTCGGTGTTGCAAACTTTATAGAAACGGTATCTTTTGGATTTTCATCTGTATAGAGCCTTCTGCCACTACCTTTTGGTTTTTTACCTGTGCCTTTCTTTGGATCAGTTTTCTTCTTTCTTCGTGGAGGTTTGGATACTTGCTTCGACATCTGACTGCGGGACATTGCCATATGTTTTCTCCATCTCAGACTTAATAAAATCTATTTGAACAGCCATTACTTCTGTTCTTTTATCTACAGCAATAAGAGTTTTTGTTGTCCAAGAAGCCCACGAGTAAGCAACTCCAACAACACCAATAACAAAACTTGTGCCAAGTATGATTTTAACTTGCTTATCTAACAACGCCATCTTTTTCTTGCCTGCCGCAAACGAGAATTAGGATTTTTTGCTGCTTTAGGAAACTTCTTCATTTGCCCAGCAGATCTAGCGCAAAAAGATTTACGCCTTGCTTTTTCTTTTTTAGTAAGATTTTTCTTTTTTGTTACAGCAGTTTGAAGCTTAGATCCGGGGTTTTTACGCCGATACTCAGCCACACCAGCTTTGGTCATTCCCGCCCCTTTTTTTGTGGGGCGAAAATTCTTTTTATTGCGCTTTGGCATCTTATCAGAGCGTTTAGCCATACTCTTTCCGCATGTACAGAATAATTGTATATGTGTCTGCGCTCGTATGACCTACTGTGGTAAACGCTACATCTCCTGTTTTTCCAGAACCTGCGTTATTTGTTAGGCCACCAAAGGATCTGTAGTCATGATTACCACTTTGATTTTCACCAAGTTCAATAGCCATAACATCAGTGCTTGCATCGAACAGTATTTGTACTTTCATACCAATACACTGCCACCATATTTCTTCTATCGTGACACCAGTACAAGCTTGACCACGAGCATTAGTGCTAAGTGCGCTAACATCC